CATTACTAGCTCTCTCTAATTATAGGTTATCGCCTGGGGTAAAATTTGTAAGACCACCGTGACTAAGACTCAAACTCCAAACTTTTAATTTGTTTCATAATCGCCCTTCTTTCTTCGCTACTATTTGTTGCCCTATAACGTTTATATAAATCTCTGTATTGAATCCAGTTCTTTTGAATTTTTGAGAATGTCACTTGTCCGGTGGCCTGTAACTTTTTGTATCTATCTGTGATTATATCTGGATCAAACCCTGCCAACCAACAAATTTTAACGAATACCGAATCAGGATACATAAACCAATTATGAGCATCAATTTTATAATAAGTTTCAGTCTTAGATGGATTAGGATTTAAAGCGTCCTCGAAAGCCTGCACAAGGATCGCTTGAAACAGACGCTGCTCACATGGCCTGTTCTCTTGTATTAATACTGACGTAATATTAGTGCCCAAACTTTTTAATAAGTGTGGAGAGTAACTCACGGTAATGTTCCTGAATCTGTTTAGGAGAATTAATATCTAATACCCAAAGATAATCATCATAGCATTCATTAATTAATGTGCATTTGTCCTGGCCAGGAAGTTCCGCACAATGTTCAATCGTACTATCTCTTATCTCAGTAAGTCCTTTTTTAGAATAATTCATCTGCATAACCACGGTGTGGGAAAAGATATGGATGTGGAATTACACCGTGGTCACGCATTATTTTACCAGTTTTAAACCTTTTTCTTTCGCTACAAGTTTTCTACCGGACTTCCATTGATTCTCGACTATCTCAAGAAACAGAAGACTAAAATTTCCTAAACCAAAGTCATTTCCACAATACAACTGAAACATTACAGAAGTAAGCTCATCATAAGTCTTCTTGTTAGGGCATACCATAACAAGCTTATTTAAAGCTTCTCTTAAATGCTCTTCACTGCTTTTTCTCACAGTTTTCGCCACTAAATCTCCTTTTTAAAGTTAAATTAGTATGCTCGTTGTTCGCTGAAAATAAGGTGTTTTATGAGCCCCACCTTTTCATTTTAGGCTTAGGAATACGTATAATTGTTATTATGATAAATGTTGCAAAATTGCAACAGTTTAATTTTTAAAAAATGCGGGTATTGAGTCAGTAAGGAGGTAATGTTATGAGTAAATAATTAATGGGGGTCAGTCTCCCAACCCCCAAGCAACCCCAGATTCAAGGTTAACCATCCAATCTGCAGGTCTATTTACCGTTCAGGAGTTTCTTTCCCTGATTAAGCAAATTCTCTTTCATGTTCTGATAGCTCTTACCTTCTTTTCTTGCTATCTTTTTAATCTCTTCATCAACTAGTTTTGCGATCATGCTGCCAGGTCTTCTAAAACCATTTTTACCCATCGCTCTTATTATGCAGTAAGAATCTATATCTACTGCGCAGCTTTTCCATTTACTTATGTCCATCTTTCCTCCTAAAAAAATATTAAATATGATAATCCACCAAATATAAGTAATAATATTTTAGGTGGTAATAGTATAAACAAAGCTATTAATACTATTTCAATTAGGTGTCTGTGCATCTCTCTCATCCTTTTTACGTTCAATCTCATCCCACAACAGACTTGTTGCCACTTCTGTATTTATTAAATAAATTGGCATGTCTGTAAAATTAATAGAACAAGAAGTTAATTTTTGCATCTGATCTTGAAAGTGTTGATCTGAATATTCTATCTCATTGCCATTTGCTGACAAAATTTGAGTTTCAGATAATATTTGATCAACCTCTTTTATCCATGTCTTCCAAGCCTCTGATGCAGACTTAATTCCTTTCATATATTCTCCAAGTAGTAAAACAACTAATCATCTTGTCTAATGCTTCGTGAAACTTAATTGAAGCATTAAGATTATCTTTACAATTAAATTCTCTGTAAAGTTCATTGTTTACATGTAATGAAAGTTTATTTGTTTCTTCGTCAAAAGTAAAAACAAATTTTCTTACTTTGGACTCATCCATGTCTTTACTCTTTACCTGCCACTCAGGTTTGAGAACTAATGGTTCAGCTGTTTGTGCTAAGCCAGAAGTTGCTTTTAATGTTTCAAGAAGTGGATCAGTTGTTGTCGTCACATCTTGTATCTTTTTATCTGTTGTCATGTTATCCTCTTAGTTAGTTAATCTTGAATATATAATTTTTAATGGGATATGCAAGGATAATTTTATGAAAATTTTACTAACTCTCATACTTTGTAGTTTTACCACTGGTGATTGTATTGCCCCCTATACCGTAGAAAAACCATTTAAAGATATGTATGACTGTTTAACGACTGGCTATCAAATGGCAGAAGAAAAAACCAAAGAAATAGGCAGAGAAGAAATCAATAAAAACGGTATTTATGTCAAATTTTATTGTAAAGCTGTAGAAGAAGTATAATTATTCACAAATATGGCCTTGTATAGTGCCCCTACCATCATTTAAATACCAGCCATTTTTACTAGGATTTTCAAACTCTTTGTAGGTAGATATGGCCTCCCTGTGGTCATCGGCAAATAGTAAACATTCATGTACTTCCATAGGTCGTGTTAATTCATATCTCTCTTGAATTAACGTGCCATCAAATAATAATACTAATATGATCAAAGATTTTACCATTTTTCGCTCAAAAACATTATACCATTTTTTTGCCTTAATCTACAATGTATGGTGTTGCATTTATATCACATTTTGCTATATAATACCTTATGAAGCTTTATCGCATCCAAGCACGATATAAAAATATGTATTTTAATGGGACGCTTGAGGCATCAGATGATAAGGCTGCTCTTGACACGTTTGCGAATGGCGTTGAATCAGGAGAAATAAAAGGCATTGAAGAATCTTTTTATAACGCTTCAAGACCTTTAATTACATTCGAGGAGATTGATAGAAATGTCACTACAACAACTGGTGTCAAAGAAACTTCAGTTGGAGTCCAAATGGGCGACACAAGCGTTGGGACAAGGTAGAGTCACAACAGATATGAAGTGGATTGACATTGAAATTAAAGACCTGAAAAAGAAAATCAACGAACAAAGTGTTGATGATGCTAAAGCAGGTTTATTAGATATCGCTAGTTAATACTAGCTTTTTAAAAAAATTAATATAAACTGTAGGCCATCTATGTCTCCAAAATATTTCTTATGGACCATTACAGATTTTGTTAAAGTTCACAAAAAAAGTTTAATTGAAAAAATAAAAGAAGATGATAGGGGCATTAAACGTGATAACATTTCATGCACTGACTATCAAAATCGAAACCAACCTAATCTTGCTCCCTACCAAGTTTACATGAGAAATCACATTCTCCATGAATTTTTACAACACTTTAATAAATATTTTCAATCAAAAACTTGTCAACTACATGACATGTGGTATCAAATTTATAAAAAAGGGGACTTTCATCAAAGACACACACACCCAGGAGCTCAATTTACAAATGTTTTGTATGTTCAACTACCAGGTAAGTTGACAACAAAAACAGAATTATATGATATTAATGCTAATGAAGGAGATATTGTAACATTTCCTGCGTATGTTCCACATGTTTCTCCCATAAATAAACATGACGAAGAAAAAATTATTATCTCGTTTAATACAAGTGTTGATATTGGACTGTAATGGAAACAAAAATCATAGATAATTGGTTAGATAAAGATTTAATTGAATTCTTACATCCCTTGTTTCTATTTAACTCACCCCATTTTTTTTCACAAAAATCAAGTGATAGTGATAAAAATGTTTTTTATATTTCAAGATTAAATTTAGATGATCCTTTATACATTTTCTTAAATTATAAATTACAAAAAACTTTAAATATTAAATGTTATTGTGATGATTTATATGTCAATATTCAACATCCTGATATGGAGGGTTCTTATCACACCGATCATTCTGACATTACTTGTTTATTAATGGTTAGTGATACTTTAAAAGACTGTGGTCATTTTGATTTAAAAGATGAAAAAATGATTAACTTTGTAAAAAATAGATTAATAATTTTCGACTCTAAAAAATTACACAGAGGTTTAGCTCCTATTAAAGGTGTAAGAATAAGCTTAGCTTTTAAAATGATATTAAAAAAATGATACAAAAAATAATCACATTAGGGGCAAAAATCATGACATCATATATTCCTGATGACATTGTTCAGGAGTTAAATGACTATGTTGATGAGACAATAAAAAATGAAGAATTAATAAAAAGTTTAGATCATGGCAAAAGATTAGCTGGAGACATAACTCAGGAGATAGAACTTCCAAACAGTTTTTTAGAAAAATCAAAATGGCCAGAGTATCTTGGTGATAGAACTGCAGAATATATTAGAGATGGTATGGGTGCTAAAATGACTAAATTCACACTCATATCAACTTGGGTTGTTAGATCTTTCAACAATGATTTTAATCCTGTGCATTGGCATGGAGGTCATGTTTCTGGTGTTGGATTCTTAAAAGTGCCAAGCTCACAAAAATATACGGACGCAAAAGGTAATGATAAGGGTAGATTAGAAATAATAAGTGGTCAAAGACATTTCATGTCACAATCAACTTGCAAAATAAGTCCAAGGGTAGGTGGTTTTGTAGTTTTTCCAAATTATATGATGCACGCTGCTTATCCATCATCTAGCGATGAAGAGAGAAGAACTATCTCATTCAATGCTTTTATTGATGACAATCTTTATAATGTTTATGTAAATCATCACCCATCACATTTTTAATGAGACCAAAAACAATCATAATAAAAAATTATAAAAAATATTGGATTGAAGATACCAAACAAGGCCACTTAATTAAAATTTGTCATGGTAAGAATGATAGGGTTTTAAAATTAGATTTACGTTGGAATAACCGTGTTAGAGATAAAAGTAACAGAGTGATAAAAAAGCATTCAGTGTCGCATCCAGATTAGAACCCCTGCAACAAGTGGTCGTCTACTATTCAATAAAATAAAAAATCAAAAAATAGCTCATGGTATAATAGGGTATAAATAAAAAAAGGAGAGCTATGTTTTATTGGAATCAAAAACGTTTAAAAGAACTTAAGGAGAAAGGTTATAAGATTAAATTTTATAATTATGATCCTAGGTTTAAAGACCAGACGATCGAAGAGATTGAAGATCAAAGTCGGGAAGACA